CCCTAATTGCATTTGCACGACCTTTTCCAATATCAACTCTTTCCTTTTCACTTATTGAGAATAAATCTAACCAATCTATTCTATAAAATTCTTCTGGTTTAGGTAATACCTCAAGTTCAATTAATCTGTCAATAAAAGGACGAATAATACGTGGTTCCGCATGATCCTCTCTACGACTCTGCACGTATGTTTTCCATTCTCCTGTATCTTGTGTGCTTGCAAGTTCTCCACGTTCACTCCCTGAAAGGATACGTTGTGGAATACCTGTAACAGCAGAGATACAAGCTATCTGAACATCAAAGTGACTTTTTGGATCTGATATCTGCTGCTCCAAAGTTTTTATATCAACACCTTCATTAATAAGAAATCTGCGAAGGTTATGTTCATATTCATCCAACTGATCTAACAAACCCTTCTTGGTATCTTCAGTCATAGTATAATCTTTATCTACCACACCTTGGAAACCTGGTCTGGCACCTCTCCAAAACATCTCAGCATCACCACCAACAAGTTTCTCCAGATCCATCAATCTATTAAATACTGCTTGTAGACGTGGAGTACCTATTATTTCTGACTCAAGATTATCATCTACTATGTGAATCATTCGTGAATAATGAACCTTAACAGAAGAACTTCTTCCATTTTCTACATCAGCAACTTTCACTGTATAAAGAAGTGGGGAACCATACCGAGGATCATTCGTGCGTTTCTCATAAGTAGTAATTTCTGCACTTTGTTCACCAAACGGCTTTACATAAAGTAATTTTCTTGTTCCTTTTCTAACAGGAATTTGAAATCCTTCACGACTATTTACATCATCTAATCCCAGAAGCAATACACCATACCTACCAATACCAGTTAATCTATCTACCCTTGCTAAACGAGTTTTTAATCCCAAATCCCAATTTAGTTTTTTCCATGCTGCTTCAAACGGAGTTAATTTTGCATCTTCCGTTTCAATCAATTCCAAATCACCCTGCCATGTTGCTTTAACTGGACGATCAATAATAGCCTTGGCAATATCCTGACGGAGATAACGGGAGTAATACGTCTCATACGTAAGTTGTTCAGTTGCAGTATAACCAAGTGCTTGATATAAATCTCTTTCACCACCATATTGCAAACCCAAACGAGAAGCAAGTTGATTACGAGCTACCAAAGTACTTGTCAAAACCTGCAACTCCTGTTGAGTTAATATCTTTTTATTTTTTATCGGTGATCTTGTACGTTCCATCTTATACTATATTAATATAAAGTTCATGTCCATACATTAGAAAATATTTTAATCTTTCCACTAATTGTGTCTCCCAATATCGTGAACGAACCAAATGTCCTTTAATCTTATTTTCCCCTACAAGGATACACCCATCTGTATCATCTATATCATTCCCAGCATGTATTCTTATACTTGTAAAATCATGTACTTTGAGTATCTCAGGAAGTTCACGTTTAAATTTAGGACTTCTAGTTACTATTACCCTGTATCTTCCAAATGGAATAGCTGTAAAATGAGGAATCTTTCCTTCTCCTGATTCATCCAAATCACCATCTTTATTTAAGTCTCTCACAACATCTTCCAAAGTATCACATAAATACATACCATCCACAGCCAATCTACCTACTGTGTATTTTGTACCAAGATAAAACCGTTCAAGTAATAGATTTATCATAATTTTCCTTCAAGTATCTTAATTCTCTTTTCGTGATCTTCAAGACGATCTTTAATTTTAGAAATGTCACTCTTTATTTCAAGAATATCATCCCCAATTTTATGAAGTAAATTCGTCTGTTTTTCAAGAGTACTAAATATCCGCCTATTTTGTGCAACAACTATCTCTGCAATATTCTTGCACATTTGCTCATTATCCTTCTCATACAACTTCTGAACAAACTCTTTCACTTCATCCATCATAGCAGAATCGCGAAGATCCGTCCATCGTATAAGGAACTGTTGAAATGTAGGACTGAGACCCAGCAATTCTTTTGCAGCACTTGGCGTCATTAACCTATTAATCTCATCCTTGAGATCAGCCTTTGGTTTAATACGTGTATTTTTTACAGTCATTTCTTCTTTATTTTAATTTTAAAATCAACACTATCAATCCTCTTATCTTCTATTGGGCTCACTACCCATTCAATGCCATTCATGAATTTTAAGAAATCATCTAACTTTAATGTTTTATCCCTTTTAAGGTAATTGACATAACTGTTGCGTAAATTATTGTTACTCTTTACCAATGTATTTACCTTCTGTTCCATGCGGTAATTATACAGGCTTAATGAATCTGTAAGAATTTTTAGGTCACTCTTAGTAACCATATTGTTTTCAATATTCTCAGCCTTACTTTTGAGGTTAGCAACATTGAAATCTTTACTTGCTGACTTTGTAGCATAAGTCCAGATCACTCCTGCAAAACCAAGAATGCCAACAATGTAACTGACGTATGACATAATTTGTTTCATCTACTCTCCCATTTATCAGAAATCCAACCAAATATTGTCATTATAAGCCACATTAAAAATCCCCATACGCAGAATAAAACTATCACCTCAATCCCATATTGCCACCATTTTAAATCATTCTCCAGCAATAAGATTAAAAGGAATATAGAAGTAAGTCCAATAGTCTGGAGGAAATGCCAGAAATCAGTTGTCCATATTAAAGGATTACAAAACACCCAGTTCCAGTAAGGATTTGTCCTGTATTTGTTTTTCCAACTTATTGCGGGATTCCACCACTGATCTTTTCCCGGAGGAAACCAATGAGCAAAGACACGATCCCAATGGCTACGTGTCTCCATCATCAGGATGTTACAAACTGCAAAAATTATAAAAAGTATAATCATGTTTCATTTTCTATTTTAGTTAACATTACTGATGCTATCTTTGCGTAACCCGTTTCATTAAAATGAACTCCATCATTATCATAAGTAACTTTTATATCCCATAGATTACCTGCATCACCCCCCGCTCTGAATTGACCTAAATCTGAATCCCAATCAATGATGATTTTCCCATCAATAGAATAAGTATTAAAAAGTGTTTCCAAATCAGTGTTCCAATCATCTCTTTTTTGCATATTTGCATTACTACCATTAGTCCAGGGCATAATTTTCCAGATAATAGGAATAATACTATTCGTCACACAGGCATCTAACATATCTTCCATGTTAGATAGAAATGTTGCTTTAGTTATTGCGCCACCAACAATATCATTTACACCACCATTAATAACAACAAATCTTGGTTTCTTTAAAACTACATCTCTATTAAATCTTCCTAATATGGCAGTTGAAGTTTCACCTCCGGCACCACAGTTCTGATAGATAAATCTATTGTCTAATCCGTGTAATTTGTATAACCATGATTTTGATATATCAATAGTCGTATATGCCAAATCAACCATTGAAGTATGTAAAGGATAACTTTCCATTATTGAATCACCAATCCCAATTATCATAGGAGCAACACCGAGACAATGAATAATAGAAACAAGTGTATTGCCTGTTCCGGCATTCCAGTTTTGAGGATTCGCCGGAGCACCCGTAATATATCTGGTGCTATTTGCCGCCTTCACAAGTCCATGCATGGTATTTGTTGAAGTCCCTGCTGCATAATAAGCAATCAAATCACCCTCTAATATACTAACAGGTGTTGCGAGATCAACTGTAAATATTGAATTTGAATTGGTTATTTTTGATATTACATCTTCCTGATATATAATGTCATACGTAGTCCCATTGAATCTATAAATATAAATATTTACACTCGTATTCCAGGGGGCACTACCAAGAGAAGTGAAGTTAAATTTGAATTTGCTTATCGTTCCATTACCAGTATTCCTTTCACTTTTAAGCAGGCTTATCATAGAATATCCCGCCGCCCAGTTACCACCAGTTGTAACAGGATCATCAAGACTATTCCATTGAATTATATCAGCATTTTGAGTAGGCAATACCATTAAAACATTATTAGTTACCGCATGGGTTCCCCCTGAATTAATAAAAGTCACAACCAGAATATCACCATAAACAACTGCCGTTGATAATACCAATGTTAGGACTACACCCGCCCATGAAGCATTATTTATCATGAATCCTGCAATGGTAAAATCAATTGCACCCAATGAAGTCTGTGCAGTTGGGAAAGTCAAAACTACATGAGTTGGTGCAGCATTTTCTACTGTTGCTGAAATTAAGGAAGTCCACCAAGTTGCCCAACTAACTCCCCCGCCTCTCCTGTTAACTATCGAATTACCTACACTTCCTACAACACTTTTTATAACTGATTTAATCATATAATATAAATTTTCTATTATACTGTTATTATTGTTACCGTATTATTTGCCTGTAGATATTGGATATCACCGTCAGGATTACCACCGTTACAAGTCATTAGTGCTAGTGGAACTGTGAGAGTTATTATATTTCCTATTATTCCATCAAACACATCGTCATCTCCTGTTGTACCACCTAAATCAGTACATACAGGTATATTAATTGAAATTAATGAAGTACAATTTTTAAAACAATATTGCCCAATTGTTGTCAATGAACTGAAATCAGGACTAACTAAACCACTACAATTACCAAAACAATCATTTCCGGCTGTTGTCAATGAACTGAAATCAGGACTATCTAACCATACACAGCCCCAGAAGGAAGCATTTCCGGCTGTTATCAATGAACTGAAGTCGGTACTATATAAACCTGTACAACCCATAAAACAATCTCCTCCGACTGTTATCAATGAACTGAAGTCGGGGTCAGTTAAATTTATGCAGTCCTCAAAACAGGCATTCCCGACTGTTGTCAATGAACTCCAGTCAAGACTAATTAGATTCTGACAACCATAAAAACAACCATCACCGGCTGTTATCAATGAACTGAAATCGGGGTCATATAAATTCGTACAATTATAAAACGTCCAGTCTCCCAATGTAGTAATATCACTAAAAGAAAGAATGAGATCATTTAATAAAATACAATTATAAAATACAAAAGAACCAAGCGTTGCGCATGATGGAAGATGAATTTTTGTTATTCCGTAGCAACCTAATCCAATTGGCCAGTCACCAAAAACTCCATCGCCACAAGCAATAACACATCCAGTATCTACAACTTCCAAAAGACTTGTTGCAGTTACAGCACTACCTCCAAAAAGAGAATCTTTCAAAGTTATTCCACTACCGCCATATAACGTAACCGCATTTCCATCAACTATTACCGAAGTAAATGGAGTTCCATTTGTAGGCAGATCGAAAAACGCATTCCAATCATTAACATCTAAAGGATCAGCAACAGGGACATTTAAAATATCATCGAATGTTAATTCTAAAGTATCAGATGAAATTGATATATGCCTTCCATCATTTTTAATAACTCCTTTATTCATAACAGAACTAATAACACTTTTTATAACTGATCTAATCACAATCTATAATTTTACCAATCAAAACCAAACGTCACACTTCCACTTGTATATTCGTCATCTCTGACACCTGCTCTCCATAACACACCTGTCCCGTTATCATCCAACTGCACTCTGTTGCCAATAGCCAATGTTGAACCAGCCAAATCAATATAATCCGTCCAACCAGCATCACCAGGGCACTTAAACTGTAAGACAACTGTTACAGTAGATAATGCTGAAGGTGCTGCAGATATGTCAGCAGCTGCCTCTCTGATAGAAAAGAATAATTTTTTATTTAATTTAACAACATGCCGTACATCTATTTCCTTAGTAAAATACCCTGCTGATGTAGGTTTAGTATCTACTGTAGCATACTCATAATTATTACCTGAACTTCTAGTGTTTGACATTTTCTTATATTTTTAAAGATTAAAGATGTGCTGCAAAATAAGGAATATAAAATGGTGTAGTATTTATTAATATTGTAATACAACCCGCTGCACCTAAACCCGCTGCACTTGGAGCATCTGATGGATCAACATCCTTTGCTACCAATACGCCTGATGCAATATTAAACTTAACTAGATTCGTAACGTTTGCTGCTGCGGTGATATCTATTGCATTTGTCATTGTACCTGTCATACTTATTCCCGTAGTTGCAGTACCCAATGTAATAGCTGTGGTAGATGAACTGTCTGCAATAAAAAGACCAGAAGTAAAAGAAACTGCCCCTGACTTACCAACATACAATCCATAATATGAAGTACCTGAAATTGCTGCAGATGCCGAAATTGCTGCAACTCCTGCCACCACTGCCCCAGATGCAATTACTGATGTAGCACTTAATGACACATTGGCATAAACTGCGGCTGCAATACATCCACTCTGAAAAGTAGTGGTTGCACCAGAAACTTCTAAAACACCTAAAAGTCCCGCAGCAGCCCAGTTTGAAATACTTGTAGCACCACCTGACGTTGCATAAATTCTAAGTTGTGACTTTGATCCATACAAAGAATAACCTGCTGGTGTAGTAACACCTGTATCGGTCCTTGTTCTAAACCATGCACTCCCTAAATCATCAGTAGCAGATGTTGACTCATTTCCAGATATTTTACTGAATACGCCAAGCAGATAATTATTTGCCGGCTCCGTATCAAGTACTCCTCCAAGAGAAGTTATTGATATATTACCAGTAGTACCTCCATTATAACCAACTCCTTTCGTACCAATACTTATTGCTCTCTTAGAAGCCGCAGGAATTGCAATTACTGCCGGAGAAGCAGAAGCATATAAAATAGCTCTTGTCTCTGCAAGAGTTTTCTTAACAAAAGCACCATTACCACTTGCTACAAGAAAATCATTTGCAGCAGTAGCTAAAGAATGCAACAAATAAGAAGGAGAACCATCTTTGTCGATGGCATTGCGTAGATCATCTACCCTACCCCCAATAGGGGCTCCTTTCAGACTGTACAATACGTCTATTTTTCTTTTCATTTTTATACCTTATTATTATATATACTACTTACATCCACCTTTTTTACCACCTTTTTTACCACCACGTTTTGCCATTGTTTTAAATTTTAAGTTACACGTCTTGCTATCTTTTTACCAACTAATCTGCCAAATGCTCCTGAAGCAGCATCCACTTGGTCTTTATAAGTACTAAATGGAAAGAAACGGTGTTCTTCAATAAATTCCCTATTCCACATCCCATTTAACAACAATGAGAAGGATCCATTATTGACCTGGACGGAGTAAGGATCAGCCCTAAATACCTTATCTCCCGTTGGACGTTCTGCCCGGACGACAAATCCTGCTAAATTCCTAATTGTACCTTCTGCTGATTCCTTACCTCCACTTCCAGGTTCCTGCTCTATCCAAATCTCAACCTTACCTCCATCTGCAAATGCCGTCTGTTGAATCATCTTCTCCCTCTCGTGTGAACTCCATCTGCCTCTCACCACATCTTCAATAATCCAATGGTTATTTACCATCTTACTCATCTTAACTCCAACCGTATAAGCACCATCTCCTTGTGTCCCTGCCTTATCCCAATATCTCAACGTCTGGATTACATCTACTGGGTTGGGTAGCTTATTAACCACTGTAAAATGATCTACCTTAAACATACCTCCACCAGGCGGTGTTGGATCCTGACCTATCTGGCCTGCATAACCATATTGACCAAGGTCTATCTCAAGATCCTTCAGAACCTTCCAACTCATACGTGTAGGATCCAGAAGGTCATCTTTATAGTTCTTAATTACATCTATAGGTTTAACCTGATCACGATAATTGCGTATCTCGCCTGGCAGACAGATATGACGAATGTTTTCTTTTTGTTTTGCTAAGATGTGACCTGATGGATCATCTTGATGGAGACGCTGCATGATGAGTATTGTAGGCGTAATATCTTTATCTGTCTTACGTGTTGGTAATGTCTGTTCCATCCAGTGGTTGGCGTTTTCTATTTCTATATCTGACGCTGCCTGAACTGGATTAAGTGGATCGTCCACGATTAAGATATCTCCGTGGAAACCCATCAATGTTCCAC